ACTGGCGATGCGCCGCGTCGTCTATCGAGGCCAGGTCAAGCGCGGCGTGCTCGCGCCAACAATCGCGCGACGCGAAATCGAAGTCATGGAAGCGATCGCCGCCGACTATCGCGCCAAAGTGCAGCCCCTATAGTGACGGCAATTCCTGCGAATTATATCGGGTAGCCGTTAAGCGATGGAGCGTCACGCGGATGCTAAGGGTAAACTCCCGATGCAAACACTCATGGATAGACGGGGAGTCTCAGTGACGGGCGCGGTTCAAGGTGTCACTCCGGCCAGCCGGAAGGCCGTAGCCAAACAGGTTGACCCAATGCCGCAGGAAGCCGCCTCTGGTGCTCCATCGCTTAACAGTCGTCAAGCCGTCGAGAGCGAGCAAAGCGAGAAAGAACCGCCCATCCCTCGTTGCCCATATAGTGACGGGAATATGTGCGAATTGTATCGGTGGCAGGGGGGGTGGTGCCAAGATTGTAAAGCGGTCGCTGATAGCGATTGCTGTTCGGATGAATGAGCGACCAAAAATCATAGACCAACAGAGGTTCCGGTGGGTGTCCTGGGCCGTCCTCGCTCGCGGCCTTTGGTGGAAGCTAGACGCCCCGTAAAGCCGTCGAGGCGGGCCGGGAGCAAATAGGGACGAGGAAAACACCACGCTCGGACTCGGGCTCGGTTGGGATTAAAAAGGAAACGCAATGCGCACCATCGGATCAGTCCTGATAATGCTCGCGCTGATCGCGCCAGCGTCGGCCGAGCCGCTGACTCGAGTTTGGGGCTTGTACGGATACGGTGACAACTGGCACGAGACTTCGCGCGGCATCGACGAGATTGCAGAGGAAGCCCGAACAATTCCGGGCGTTGAATTCGTGCACGTGCTGAACTATTGGGAAACGCAAACCGTCGCCGATGAAATCGTGGCCTCGCCGCCGGATGTGCGCATTGTGATCTACGGTTACAGCTGCGGCGCGAACAGCATGACGACGATCGCGCGCGGCCTCGACGGGACGCGCAACATCGATACGCTCGCCGGGATACAACAAAGCCTATGGTGCGGCGGCGATACGCTCGGCGGCAACGTCAAGTTCGGGCAAGTCACCTATGGCGGCTGCGTGCAAACGCTCGGGCTCGGCTGCAAAAAGCTGATGGCGAACCAGGCGTTCAATGGCACGATCCTGAATATCCGCCGGCCCGATCTACACTCCCAGGCCGACAATGATCCCGACGCGCAAGCCGATGTGCTTAATGCGATTTATGAAACCGCGGCGCCGCCGCCGGCGGAATCGCCGGACTGGCATCACTACGGACACGGGCATGCGCTGGCGCGGCGCGGCCTGGCCGAAATGCTGAAAGGCGCGGTGCTGTTCAAGAAAGGCGCCAACGAAATTGTTTGCCACCATGGGCAATGCGAGTGACTTCATAGACTTGAGGCCGACTTAGGGCTAATTTTCGCGGCGCGACCAGGCGGCCTTTTTTAAGGCCGCGAATGACCGAAGAAAACAAGCGCACCGGCGAGGGCGCGATCGTCTGGATTGAAAAGTATTGCCGCGTTCCCGACGGCAAGGATATCGGCAAAAAATTAGTGCTCGCCGAATTTATGAAAGATGATCTGCGGGCGATCTACGACAATCCGCATGGCACGCGGCGGGCGATCTTGAGCAGGGGCCGCAAGAATGCCAAGACGACGGAAACCGCGCTGATCGTTTTATTGCATCTGTGCGGCCCGATGTATGTCCGCAACGGCCAGATTTTTTCGGCGGCCCAAGGACTCGAACAAGCGAGCATCCTGTTTCGCCTGGCCTGCAAGATGATCAGAATGTCGCCGGTGTTGCGCGCGGCGTTGAACATCAAGGAAGCCCGCAAGGAAATTCATTGCCCGGAGCTCGGGACCGTCTATCGGGCGCTATCGGCCGAAACCTCGACAGCCTACGGCTTGTCGCCGGTGCTGGTCGTGCACGACGAGCTCGGCCAGGTCCGCGGGCCGCGGTCCGAATTGTATGAAGCACTTGAGACAGCGACCGCCGCGCAAGAAAATCCGCTGTCGATGGTTATCAGCACGCAAGCCCGGACCGACGGCGACCTGTTGTCGATCCTGATCGACGACGCGATCGAGGGGCGCGATCCGCGCACCGTGCTGCGCCTACATGTCGCCGATCGCGAGATCGATCCGTTTTCCGACGAGGCGATCCGCGCGGCAAATCCGGCGTTCGATGTTTTCATGAATGCCGCGGAAGTGCGCGCCATGGCCAAAGATGCGCAACGCATGGCCGGCCGTGAAAACGACTACCGGAATTTGGTGCTCAATCAACGCGTCGAGGCCGGTGCGCCGTTTGTCTCGATCGAGACATGGCGCGCCTGTGGCGATCCGGTAAAGCCGTTGGATGACTGCGACGAGGTTTTCGGCGGCCTCGATCTGTCATCGGTTCGGGATTTAACGGCGCTCGTCTTGATCGGCAGAGTCGGCGAGGTTTGGCAGATCGAGCCGCACTTTTGGTTGCCGGGCGACGGCCTCGCCGAGCGCTCGCGCGCCGATCGCACGCCGTATGATCTTTGGGCGCGGGATGGCTTTTTGCAAACGACGCCGGGCAAAACCGTCGATTATGATTTTGTGGTCGATCGGCTCATGGAATTGTTCGATCGCTACCACATCAAAAAGCTGGCGTTCGACCGTTGGAATTTTTCACAGTTCAAGCCGTATCTGTTGCGAGCGGGAATGGATGAGTCGACAATCGAAGCGAGGTTTGTCGCATTCGGCCAGGGCTTCCGATCGATGTCGCCGGCGCTCGCCGAGCTCGAACGGCATCTGTCGAATCGGCGCATGGCACACGGGAATCATCCGGTGCTGCAAATGTGCTCCTATAACTCGACGGTGCAGACCGATCCGGCGAACAATCGCAAGCTGGTCAAGAAAAAGCATTTCGGTCGCATCGATGGGATGGTCGCCTTGGCAATGGCTGTCGGCGTGATCCCGGCCGAAGCCGCCGCGCCGCCGCAATATCAAATCATGGTTTTGGGATGAGCGCGGAGGATTCCAAGCAAGGCGGCGACGATCGCGACCGTAGCACCAGGCGCGAATATTGGCGCGAGAAAGCGCGCGAAAAATACCGGGCGCACTATACGCCGGCGCGGTCGGTGGAGATGAAAATCAGCGAATGGACGGTCGACGCGCAAGGCAACAAATCGCGCACGATCGAGGGCAAATAGGAGCGCAACAATTATGGCCGACAAACCCATCCTCTGTGTCGACTTCGACGGCGTAATCCATTCTTACACTTCCAAATGGATTGATGAAGCTACAATCCTCGATCCCCCAGTCCCCGGCGCCTTTGAGTGGCTTAGTCAGGCTTCAGAACTATTTACTATTCATATCTATTCTAGTCGTTCCAAGAATCTCAAAGGCATCGCCGCGATGCAAAAATGGTTCACCGACCACGGCGGCGACGATCTTAAACTCGTGTTTAGTCACGAAAAGCCAGCCGCCTTCCTCACTATCGCCGACCGTGCTATTTGCTTCAAAGGCGACTTCTCCATTCTAAACCCCGAAACCCTCCGTGAGTTTAAGCCGTGGAATAAACAATAGGGCTTGTATCCACACGCCGAAAAGCGATAAAGGCGAATAGCGACCAAAGCGGCGATCGAAGGGGCCAAGATGGCACCGGATCGCGCGAATCGCTTTGCAAATCACCCCAAAATTGAAAAGGGCGGCGCCTCGTGCGCCGCTTCTGAGGCGCCAGCCGAACACTGCACCGCAGTGCCGCTTGGTCGCGACAGCTGCGCGCCCGGCCGGGTGGAAGGCCCGGCGCTAATCACCAAAGAACAAGCGCAGCGCTACTTAGAGCGCGCATGGTCGACGCTGGAAATCAAGAAGATCGCCGGCGCCGAGCAACGGCAAATCGAGGGAGTCGCTTCGACACCCTCGACCGATCGCATGGGCGATATCGTCGAAAGCACCGGGCTTGAATTCAAGAATCCGCTGCCGCTGATCTGGCAGCACAAGCACGATCAGCCGCTCGGGCTCGCCGTGCTCGACAAGCCGACGGAAAAGGGCGTCACATTCACGGCGAAATTTGCTGACGCCAAAGACGGGACGCCGATGCGCGCCCGCATAGATGACGCGTGGCAGGCGGTCGAGCTCGGCCTGGTGCGCGGCGTGTCGATCGGCTTCCGTACTTTAGAGCTCAATTACATGGATGGCGGCGGCGTGCGCTTTGTGCGCGCCGAAGTCGTCGAGTTGTCACTGGTGACAATCCCGGCGAACGCCGACGCGACTATCTCGCAGGTCAAAGCATTCGACGCCGTGCCCGCGGTCCCTTCGGACCAAAAACAGCGGCACGCGGAGGCTGCCCGTCGTCACGGGTCCGAACCGAAATCAGGAACACGAAAGGACTCAACAATGCCTCCGATGATCGCGGAACAAGTTTCCGCCTACGAAGGGCAGCGCAAAACTGCTCAAGATCGCATGAGCGCGCTGATGGCGGCTGCATCCGAAGCCGGCCGCACGCTCGACGATGACGAAGCCAAAGAATACGACGGGCTCGAGTCGCAATCGAAGTCGATCAGCGAGCACGTTATTCGGTTGCGCCGACTCGAGGACGAACAAAAAAAGGCGGCCATTCCGATCAACGGAACCAGCGTCGAGTCGGCCGTTGCGTCGCGCGATCCCGAGCGGCGGACCATCGTCACCATGAAGGCGAACGTCCCGCTAGGAACCGCGTTCGCCCGCTATTGCATCGCGCTGGCCGCCGGCCGCGGCTCGCGTCAAGACGCGTTGCAATATGTGCGCGGCCGCAAGGATTGGCATTCGTCGACGCCG